GGTAACAATACCGTCTACTGGTAAGAAAACAAGGTTTCGACCTTATTTGGTAAAAGAAGAAAAGGTTTTATTAATAGCGCTAGAGTCTCAAGACTCTAAAGCTATGGCAGAAGCAACGATAGATCTTATCGTTGGTTGCATAGAGGATGATATTAATAAAAAAACATTGACCTCATATGACATTGAGTATTTGTTTTTAAAAATTAGAGCTAAGTCTGTTGGTGAGAATGCCTCTGTTGGTTTACTTTGTTCTGAATGTGAAGTACAGAATGACGTTGATATCAACCTCGATACAATCGAAGTACAGAATGACTTGAATGAATCTGTGATACAGTTGACCGAAACTATTAGTGTTCAAATGAGACACATCCCATATGTGGACTCAATGTCTAATGATAAACTTTTAGATCCTTCGTCATACGCAGAATTTGTTTTTGAATCAGTTATGTGCTCATTGGAAGCAGTTCTGACAGATGATGAGCGAGTAGACATTGCAGATGAAACACCAGAGGACGCCATTGAGTTTGTCGAATCATTAACTACGGAACAATTTAACAAGATGAGAGCGTTTGTAGAAAACGCCCCGACTGTATCTAAGTTGGTTGAGTTTACCTGTAGTGAATGTTCCCACGAAAATACATTTAGTTTGAAAGGTCTCAGTGATTTTTTCGACTAGCCCTTTCTCATGATACGCTTGTGAATTTCTATGAGACGAATTTCTTCTTAATGGAAAACCACAAGTACACATTGACTGACTTATATAATATGATGCCGTGGGAAAGGGAAATATACATCGCTCTGCTAACTAATCATCTGCAGATGAAAGAACAACAAATGAGAGAGAACCAGCTATGACTACGTTAAAGGATTTAACAGAGCTTGTCAAGAAAGATGATGAACAGATCATCAAGAATCAAGAGCGGGCAAATACCCACCTTGACAGTCTCGACAAGAACTTTAGCAAATTCTTCGATCAGCAAGAGCGTGCACGATTGGATCAACTTGAAGATCGTTTAGAGAGTAAACGCGCGCGTACGTCCGCTACGCGTGCCGCTGGTGCCGCTGGTGCGAGTGCTGCTGGTGCGAGTGCTGCTGCAGCAGGTGGTGGGCCTGGCTTAGGTGCACTGCTTACAAGCCCTAAAGTGCTGGCAACCGCAGCCGCAGCATTGTTTGGCAGAGCTGCTCTCAGGTTAGGAAAAGAATCTTTCAATGGATTAAGAAATGCATTGGATGATAGAGCTAAAACTAATAGAGGCTTGCTAAGATTTGAAGCTGATGAATTAAAGCGTCTTGAACAAGCCAAAAAAGTACAGTTGGAAGCCGATAGACTTGAACAGACTAAATTGGCTCAACAAAAGAAAATTGAAGCAAAGAAACTGATACGTCAGGCGGATATGGATGCGAGATTAAAACAAGAAGCAAGAATTGCAGCAGCTGAAGCAGATGCAGCAAGAATAAGAGCTGCAGCTCTTAGACAACAAATTGCCGAATCAAAATACAAAATAAGAGCTCTGACAAATGTAAGGAGACTTGGTAATACAAATGATATCCGCACCGCTATTGGAACTTACGGTGATGTTACTGCTGACCCTAGTATAGATCGTGGACCGGGATCACGTCTAACGACACCTACCGTTGGTGCGTTCGACAGTGGAATGGTTGACACTTCATCTTACTCCAGACCACCTACAGTAGCTTCTAACAGTCCATCGAAGCTGATTGCTCCTGATACAGCTTCTGGTACTGCATATGAGCAGCTAAAACGGTTCTCCGATCCGCAGATAAGCGCTGCTGGGTATAGAAGAGTCGTTAATTTAACAACAGGATCCTTTTCATATATCCCCTCAGAGGGCGGAAGTTTTCAAAGGTTAACTCAAGTTTTAGCGGATGTTCAAGCTTCAAAACCAACAACGAAACCAAGTGTTCAAACAAGTGTTCCTAGTGCAGGCGCGCGCGCGTTCAACAACGGTATGCGGGCGCTAAATTTTATGAACCCTGTGGAAGCAGTCATTCAAGAGACTGCTGAGCTAGCAGCTAAATCTCAATATTCTGCTGTAGCAAAGACTGGTGGCACTATTGCTAAAGTTATGGGTGGCACAATGTTCAATGCTGTACTGTTTTCTATCTTACCTTCTACAGCTGCAGATGGAACAATTAGTGGATTTATTCAGCAAACGTATAATGGGATGATAAATTCGATATTATCTGGAGATGGAAAATTCAAAGATCCATACTCAGGTAAGGTGCTTACTACAGATCAGTGGCGTGGAAAGTTGAAGGAGCTAGTCTCATATCATCCTAGTTTTTTCCAAGACGGTGAAGGGGCACAGATAAAGATGATTGCCAATTTACCTACAGCTGAATTTGTTGATTTCAAATCAAGAGTTAGAATTTATAGTATGCCCCAAATGACGCCTGCGCAAATAGCTACAGCTGAAAGACAGCAAATGGCAGGGTATGCCGCAGGGTTTGCAAACGTAGGTGGAGTAACAGTAAGAACCACTCCCGACTATTCCGCAAATAGTCGAAGGCAAGCGGCCATGGAAGCTTTCAGAGCTCAGGAAGAATCATTAGGGAGTAATGGTGGTCAGCCCGTTGTGGCAGTCTCACCCACCGTTGTTCAAAACAATAACAGCCAGACCCAGATTAACCCAATTGTTATTGAAGATACTCCAACAGTGGGGGACATATTCAACGGTGGACTGCCGGCGTTGTAATAAACTAAAGGGGTGGCCCATAAGACCACCCCTCAATTTCTGGGCACCATTTGATCGATTGTTTTACAAGGGGAACAAAACCCTTAACTTTGGTACGAGTAAGAGGACTTGAACCTCCACGCCTTGCGGCACCAGAACCTAAATCTGGCGTGTCTACCAATTCCACCATACTCGCATAGACATATTGTTGTGTATGTGATAACGCTTCTTACTACCAGTTGCCTAGTTTATGGATCCACGCTTCTCACTAACGACATACACTTGCCGGCATACTTGCATCGACCCTTTTATTGTGACTGCGACCATCACTTCATCATATGGGATTTGGTAACCCATACTAGTTAGGAGCAACCTAACATGTTCTTGGCTCCTTGTGTTGGGCTCGAACCAACGACCTACTGATTAACAGTCAGTTGCTCTACCGACTGAGCTAACAAGGAATAATATATGGTGCCCCCACACGGACTCGAACCGCGGACCTACTGATTACAAATCAGTTGCTCTACCAGCTGAGCTATAGGGGCATTATCGTTTTACTCTACAACTAGGACACCAATCACCGTGCCCTAGTTCTGTGTTACACTCACTACATTTTTCCATGCAGTATTTAGTCCTCAGCTGCCAGCTTAGCAAAGTACGACATAGCGTCATCATCATTCATTGACGACTCTGCAGTTGCAATTGGTGCTGCTGCAGTTGCAGTCATCGGCGCAGCTGATGTAGGTTCAGGTGCATTAATGCTCGGAGTATTATCCTCTAAGTCCAATGAAGCTGCTTGCTTCTGAGTACGAGGAGCTTGCTCTCCAAGAACCATAGCCAATCGAGCCTTCAGCTCATCATACGTCTTATAGTTCTTTGGGTCGGTAAACTCAGTCATCTCGTGCTGCTTACCATACAGCTCCTCCATATAAGCATCTTCACCAAGAGAAGAAGGCGCTTTAAATGTAGACGCATCGTAGTTAGGATAACCTTCGACCTTACGGATCTTAACAGTGAAGTCTGCACCTTCCCACATGTCAAATGGATTGACTGGCTTCTCATCAGGAAACTGAGGTTGCATGCTGTCCATAATCTTATCAAAGATCTTCTTACCAAAGCGATACAGTTTGATCTGTCCTTCGTTCTCTGGAGCCGATGGATCTGAGATGATCAATACGTTTGCAACATAACGTAGGTTCCGCTTACGTTGACGTACTGTAGCTTTATCAGCTTCAACACCAGAGTTCCACATTTGACTGTTGAGTTCTGAAAGAGGATCCTGCTGACCAATCGAAGTCAATGACTTCTCAATGTACCACTGACCAGTTGGTCCTTTGAATGCGTGATCCCAATAACGCACCCACGGTGTAGCTGCTTCTGCATCTCCAGGCAAGAAACGGATCACGGCATAGCCATTACCAGCTTTGTCTCGTGTGGGCTGCCAGAAGCGAGGATCGTCAGACTGTCGTTTAGTATTAGTACCACCAGTAGCTTGCTGTGCTTGCTCTACTAGCTTGCTTAGATCGGTACGGTTTGATTTAAGTGCTGCGAAAGACATATGTGTTCTCCTTGTATGTCAAAATATATGCTGTATGTTTGTATCATTATAAAACATTATATAGGGTTATTCAATAGGTAATTCATTACCTCGAGGTAAAAAGTTAAGGCGCATTGCCTCAGCTTCTAGTTTGCTTTTGATCACTGGAGAGATAAACTTGCGTACCTCTTCCAGCTCAACTCCGTTTCTATCGCAAAGATCAATTACCGCATCCATGTACGTCATCTTATTTGCGGTGACTGTTGATTCGATCATCTTTGCGAATTGTGACTTAGTTAGAAACTGTTTGTCGTTGTCTGTCTTCATTTGCCATTTCCTGTGTATAAATTCCAACGTCTGGATACCACCAACCAATAGAACGCTTAGGCGTCCCATCGGGATAATAAGCCATGACATATACTCGGTGAGTGATTCTGTTCTGCATCTGAGAACCATAGAAGAAATCTAAGTACACCCCGTTGCGCAGATACGCTTCGAGGTTACTCACGTACGTTTCAACTTTTTGGTATTGAGTACGCTCCTTAGCATCTTTAGAGTCTTTAAAATCTCTAATCGATTTGAGCAACTCTTTATTTTCTTTGATCCAAGCTCGTACATTAACGAGCGATAGAGGATTATCATCAGGTAGATTGCGAACATGCTCAGAGATCATTTTGTTCTGAGACGGCCCTTTGCTGGCTCGAGCTTTAGCAAGACGTTCCACTGCAGCTGCCTTTTGCTCGGGTGTCATGGTGCGTGTCTTACGCACCTTCTTGCGAGTGGTAGACAACCCTAGGGTTTCCAAAGCCTTTGCTTTGTTAGCTGCCTTGGTAGCTTTCATCTTAGCAACCTTGGCTTCCATTTCTTCAGCGGTCAACTTTCTACGTGCCATAAGCACCTCCATCATAATATAAAACTATTATCGCACATTATTATTATAAAGTCAACAGCTATTATTCATCCAAGAGCTTATGAATTTCAATTTCTCCGTCTGAATTAATATTGTGCCTGATGTATCCCTCATTGCAAAGATAGTTAATGGTGTCTTCGATCGTATTATTAGTTTGACGACCACCCCACTCTCTACCTGCCATAAAGGCACATATGCTAGCGCTTATAATAAGAGCCCACTGAACGTACGTTGGATCAATATACATGTAAAATCTCCTTATGCGTGCACTGAGTTATTTATATTAGCTAAAAGAGATCACATTCTCGACACGGAATGATCGAAATGCTGACTTATTAACATCCCAAGCAACAACCGTTTGTTCATTGACCGCACGGACTTTTTTCTGTGTCAATGGATCATCTTTCTTAGCAGGAGGAAGAACATCCTCTTGAAGAGTGCAAATCATGTTACGTTCTTCGCCATTGATCTTTGTAAAGATCACGCGGCATTCACGTTGCTGTAATTCAGTAATCATTTCTTCTCTAGTCATATCAGTTATATCCCACATTGTAATTATTAATTCCAGTCATTATCAAAACGAGTAGTTTCATGATATACTTCACCATACCACTCTTTAGCATACTTGGGAGCATCGCTCCAATAAAACTCTTCTTTACGAAGCATAGATTTATCTTCACGCTTAACACGAGCTTGCCGAGCTTGCTTCTTCATAAAGTTAGCTTGCTTACGAGCCTCAGCAACACGTAGTTTATTGACTTCTTTTTTCAATTCAGCTGCGAACAGATTCATACCATCCTCCTTCTTTTAGACGTTGAGTAAACATTATCTTCTCTTCGGTTGATAAAGTCAACTCTGTTTTTTTACAACGGTTCATAAATTCACGAACGGTCCATACACCCATTCCATTATTGACAAGCGAGTAGTGTTTCTTCTCGCCAAAGTTATCATGTTTATAAATCATCCCCAGTCCTTATAATCTTGAACAACAGTTTCATTATAATCCACTCCAGCATTATATTCAACAATTTCTTCCTCAGTCATTTTATCCTGAGTTACTTTTTCACCTTTGTAGGTGCCTTCAGGCCAGTAGTGAGGTTCTGTTGGCCGGCGATAGTAAGAATCGGCTGATCCACGATCGAACGGACCGCCATGACGAGTTAAGTAATTGCCATGGGTGACATCATATATGATGCCTCTATATTCAAAGTATTCAGTTTTCCATTCAGACATTAGCTTCCCCACCCTCAAGCGATTCTTTAGCCATTGCGGATTCAATCCGAGCTTCGTTGTCTATAAGATCGCTGATGATCATATACAGCTCAACCTGGATGTCAGACTTAGACATGCCAAATGTGTTAGAGCGGCGCAACAATGAAGACAATTTGTTTTTCATTATGATTGTGTCTTGAATGTCATTTACTATAAGCATCTTTGATCTCCTTTTGATAACCCTTTATCCCATACTCTTGAGATGAAGTCAACAGTTAATTTGATATTTTATCAAAAACTTTCCACGATGGCTGTTGCTACACAGAGACATACGAAGAATGCTGAGCAGAATACAAAAGTTCCCATTACAATACTTCTCCTGTAACTACGTTAACAACTTTAGCAAATTCGCCAAAAGCTGCTTGTGCCATCATCCGCTCTTCGTTCTTCTGTTCCTCTGAACGATTGGCTTGAGCAAACATGTACTCTTCTAAGAATGCAGACTGCTCAATCCTACGAGTGTTTTCGGAAAGCTCAACTTGGAAATCAGCAATCAAACCTAATGTTGCGAAGTCAGATACCATGTCAAAGAAAGGAACTCTGTCGTTAGATTTCCAACGAACTACATCACCATCCATATATGCATCAGCAAAATTCTCGATGAGCTTTTCTGCTGTGTAACCTGTTTCAAACTTTTCCATGTCTTTTCTCCTTTTGATGCCCCTTTGTCCTACATAAATAGACAAAGGTCAACAGTTAATTTAAGAAAGACTATAAAAATGTCAGATTTATTTGATTTTGGATTTACAGCTGTCGATGAAAATGAGCTGGATGCTGTGCAGAAACAACAGCAGAAGGCAGCTGAGATTGGCGCTGACGCAGCCAAAGCTGCTTCTGCGGCTAATGATAGGCAAGAAAGATTGGACAAGCTATACAATGCTATCGTGCCATTGCTAAACAATCTGAAAAAGAATCCAGAGAAAGATTACATTCTCTGGCCCAATCGTTTAGCTAAAGTAGAAGAGTTTGAAGATCATCTTCAGAAGATCTATAACGGATGAATCTTACCTTCATCGTCGTATAGCCCAAACATCCAACCACATTCTTTGACAGGTCCAAACCCCATCATCTTGGCAATGTTTGATCGTTGCCGTGCACCAGTCTGTTTAGAGTCCTCTGACCAATCATTATAATCTTTTAAGCCGTGTGGAAAAGCTGTCAGCAAGACATCCTTGCTAGGCGATGGACCACCATAACCATTCTTCAGAAAGTCTCTTAGGAATGGGATGAACTTTCTCAGTATCTTAAATCGATACTTCATGGGTAGCTCATTCTGATGGACCATCGCCTCAAAGCGCCAGGCGACTTCGACCATTTCAATATCATAGTCGGATCGCTCGTCCCAGCGCATCTCGTTGTAAAGTTGTTCTAACTGAACCGCGTCAACTTTTTTATCATTAATCAATGAAAAGATAAAGTCTTCTTTTTTCTTGTAGGCATAATACATTCCAACAAGTTTAACTTCTTCGCCTTCTATATCGAAGACTACCTGATGTTCATAACCAGTGGGTTGTTCAAAGTGTTCTAGCCACTCTAATATAAATTGATCGCGATTGAACATAATTATGGCTGCTTTGACATATTCTCTAAGACTTCAAGACGACCATCAATTTTTTCGAGGTAGTGTTGATGATTAGCATAAAGAGATGAAAGACCACCAGCTGTTTTTAGCAGAGTCGCTTCATGATCTTCAAGGGTTTCAGAGATGTCATCAATCATAACATCCTGTACAACCGTTTGGGCCATTAGATCATTAATCTGATCTTGTTTGCCCTGGATTTCTTTATCC